TTTTCCACGTGTCAATGTCTCGCTTTTTACCGTTAAATTCGCACTGTTTGCTAATATCGCTTAGTAGTGCGTGAAGTTTTGAGTTCTGCTCAAGTGAGCGTGTTATTGGTTGGATTTTGACTACCAATGGCTTTTTATCGTCTATTGGCAGCTCTTTGATTAAATCCAAGCAATTATTTTTAATGCGTTGATCGCGTAAAAAGAAAGGTTTGTATTGGCTCATAACATCATTCCCAACGCTTAAATAACATCGCAATACTCATTCTTTGTACTCCACACCTAAATCTTCCAACCCAAAATAACCGCAAGATTTTGTTCGATTTACTGCGCTGTATTTACTTACCTGCGGAAACGGTATCGGCTCAATTAAGTGACCGTTACAACGAAAACGGTCGTCATCCCATTCGCTGCTTGATATAAAATAATCTGGCGTATAAAAATCCTCTAATTCCGCACCGCACTTTGGGCATTTATAGCTTGTCATTGCAATGCCCCTTTCCCATAACTTTTAGCCGCATAGGTTTTGGCTTGTTGCTGTGGTTTCTCGTTGATGAATTGATACGCTTGTGCCTGATCGCAATCGAGGAAGTGACCTCTATCAAATTTCATATAGGCTGTGCCTAATCCACCAAATCTATTCTTGGTAACAATGGCCTCAGAGTAAGGATTATCACAATCTGCCTTATATGCGCCCTCACGGTAAAGCATGATGATTTGGCTTGCATCTTGCTCGATAGAGCCTGAATCACGTAAATCTGAATTAGCAGGGCGTTTTACTGCACGGCTATCCACATCACGGTTAAGCTGACAAAGTAAAATGATTGGAATATTGAAGTTTTTCGCAAAGGTTTTAAGTTTACCCATTGAATTGGCGATAGCTTGGGTTAAATTGACACCTCGCTCTTGCTTGTGATTCATCAAGCCTAAATAATCAATCACAATTGCAGATGGTGCGCCTTTCTCGCTAATATGGTTTTCGGTAATTGCGCAGATTTCATCGGCAGATAAACCACCACGATCGACAAAGTAAACATCTTGCGACCGTACTTCTTGCAATGCGCTTGTTAAGCGATGATAGTCGCCCTCATCAAGCTCGGCAGGGTTGCGCAATTTTTTTACGCTCACGCCACCAGTAGCACTCAACAAACGATCGACTAATTGGAAGTTACCCATCTCAAGGCTGAAAAATAAAACCGAGCCATGATTTTTGGCGATATTGTGAGTCACTGTCAGACTAAATTCTGTTTTACCTGTTCCTGGACGACCAGCAACAATCACAATATCCGTTGAATTTATGCCACCAAGAATGTTATCCACCGCCTCAATGCCCGTATAAAGTAAACGTTCTTTGAAATCGCTTTTTGAACGTTTTTCCAACACATCCACGTAAGCATCAACCAATTCCCCCATGGCGATTGGCTTGATTTCCGTTTTGCTGACAAGCAGTTTTTGGATTTGGTTAAGTGCATTTTGAGTAATTTGGCTGACTTGCTCCTCTTTTGCGTTGGCTAACTCCCCTGCCATTTTCAACAATGCCTGTTGAACAGTACGATTTACCCAAGCGGAATGGACTTTCTTTGCATAGCCTAAAATATTTCCGCTGTAAGCATAGCCACCTGCTAATTCCGCGAGATTGGCAAAGTTTTCGCCGTAGTCTTGCGCAAGTAACAAAATATCAATCAAATCATCTTTGCGAGCCTGTTTGCGAATATTCCCGTAAAGTGCGCCAAGTTGGAATGTGGCAAACATTTCAGGTTCAAGCCAGCTCATCACTTCACGAGCTTGTGGGGATAATCCGCCATTCAAAAATGCCCCAACCAAGGAATACTCTAAATCGTAAATTTTCGATGTCATAACAGGTTATTCTCCAAAGTCTTGTCTAACGTTTCTTCTCGCAATAGGTACTCAAAATTTGCTTTCCAGTGTCGGTCGTTTTCGCCGAAATAAAATTCTCCTGCGCTTGTCATAAAATCCGTAAAGTATTCAGCAAAGGCTTGTGTAGAGTTATTCTTAAATCGTTTTTTGAATACATCGGATAGTTTTTTTACTGCACGCTTTCGCTTGTCACTCAAGTGAGTTGGATCTGCAATTCGAGGTAAATTCTTCCCTGTTTTATCAAGAGATTCGTTATAAGCATTGGCTATACCTGAATAATCAACATGATCTGATTCTTGTTTTTCTGCAGGAGATAATTCACTTTCGTCCTCCATGTCGGCGTCAGCCGATTCCCCTTCAGGGGGTAAGGGGGTATTTGTATGTAATCTAGTGTTGTAATCTCTTGTATTAACGAATGCGACTTTGTCACCCTCCCGAATGTCACTTTCGGGCATTCGGGAATGTTCGTTTGTATCATTCGCTAATGTGGCTAATAATTCGTCTAATTTTTCACAGTCGATTTTGTAATACATACGATGTTCTAAGCGTTTATGAGTTTCGATTAGCACGCCTTTTTCACGCAGTAATTTGCGAGCAGTTTCTTGCTCTTTTCTCGATAATCCAGTTTCAATTTCTAACTCTTCTTGGGTTTTATAAACACCAAGAACAGGATCGGCTTTATCTTGCCAATAGAAAATTTGCTCAAAGAATATTTCAGCAATAACCCCACCAAATAAACGAGCAAGATTAGGACGATAAGCAATCGCTCTTCCTGTATTTTTAAGCATTGTTGATGGGTTCATATCTCTAATTCCTCAATCGCTTGTTCTGTTATACTGTCGTACTCTTCTTGGCTTACGCCCTGCTCTATTAATTGTTGTTTTATGCCTTCATAAGCTATGAATTTTTCTCTATCACTTAAACTAGCTACAAATTCGGGGTCGAATAGTCTTTCCATATCAAACCACCAATCTATATTCAGCTACACGTTTTCCACTGGCCACAACCACCATTTGCTTTTCAATTTTGTGTCCTCTCTGCTTTAAGTCATAAATCCTTGCGCCAAGACGAGTACAACTAAATCGGGTGTAAGCATCAAGCTGTGTCAATCGCTTGCCATTCAATAAAGCCTTTAGAATCTTGCCGTTTTGCGTTTGACTTGTTTTTTCGTTTGGATTAATATTTTCCATGCAGATAACCTCTGTGAATAACAATTAAAGAGAGTTAGTTAAAGCCACGAAATCTCCTCGTGGCTTTTCTTCATTGTGGTTTATACAAAGAAATAGCCAACTCAACAGAGTGCTGAGTTGCCGATAAATGCTTACTCAATGCTTGACGGATTTTGTCTTCTTCTTGTGAAGTGATTTCACCGTCTTCTAAAGCCTTTTCTAATACAGCAAATAACAAGCCACGAGCCGAAAGCTCGTGCAGTTGTAAATTGGCAAGCTCAACCTTGTCTAATTCATCCTCCGCTACATCGGGTACAAAACGACCACCAGCGGTACGGCAAAGCTCATCGATAAAATCAGTGCATCCATACTCAAGTTGCAGTGCAATCAATTCTTCGTTTTTAAAACGTTGACCTTTTGTGTGATACAAGCGGTTATTCAGCTCAGCCTCTGAAAATCCGAGAAACCCTGCAACCGCACTTTTGCCGCCAGGTATCTTCTCAATCATTTCCATAATGACTTTCTTCATTGCCATAATTTTTGCCTTGTTTTTATGGTTTTCTTTTCTATTGGTCTTGTTAAATTAAATTCCGTAAACATCCGGTAGGATTTCAGATTTTTTAACTTGTCTTTTCGTGGCTTTTTCAATCGCAACCGCCACGCTTGGAGGTGCTTTTGATTTGCCCGAAATGATTTGCGAGAGAAACGATGGCGCAATCCCAATTTTTCTTGCGAAATCAGCCTGAAATCCACGAGGTTTATCGGAAAAATATGCTTTTAAACTCATATAAATCTCGCAGTTTAGTAAAAACTAATATTAGTTTAGTTTTCATTTAATAAATAGTCAAGAGTGTTTAGTTTTTGATTGTTTAGCCTTTGCTAAATAAAATCATCTAAAAATATATTGTAGGAGGGTATATGCCTTTGCCATTTATCATTGGGGCGGCTGTTAGTTCCATAGTTAATTATTTGCCTGAAAATAAAGAGGAAATGACGTCTAATAGACGTAGGAATTTAAAAAAATGGTTTGAAGATAATGAAATTCCGCCAGAAAAAAAGAGTTTCATATCACAGCTAATTAATGGCAAATCCTCATTTGGAGAGAGCGCGGCAAGGAAATTGGAAGAGGATTTTTCTATGCCAAGGTTCTTTTTGGATCTAAATGAAAGTGCTTTTATTAATAAAGATTCTTTAAAAGAAGTGACGCAAGAGAATCTTTCTCAAACCGACTCAATAAAACTTGAGTTACTTGATAACCATCTTGCTGCCGGCGATGGTGTCATCAACCTTGATTATCCAGATGCTATTCGTTCAATCGAGTTTTCACGCGATAAGTTCATGGAGATTTTCCAACGCAAAACAGCAAATAATCTCTCGATTGCGATTATCGACGGAAACAGCATGTACAACCCAAACAATGCTGAAATGAGCCTAAAGCATGGTGACATCGTGGCGATTGATAGAACAATTAATGACTTCAAAGATGACGGAATTTATGCGTTTGTATATGAAGGAAAAGCAAGAATTAAGCGCTTGCAGTATCTAAGCGGATATAGACTAAAAGTAATTTCTGACAATCCAAGTTATGAGCCCGAAATCTTAGAAAAATACCAAGTAGAACAGATTCACTTTGTCGGAAAACTAATCAAGAAACTAACACTGGATATTGTTGATCTTTAATAACAACCAATCTAAGGAAGAAAAATATGACAACGAAAAAACATAATTTCAATATTAGATTCTATTCTGTCAGTTCTGAAAGTGGTTATAACTTCAGAAATCTAGAAGATCATTTTAAAAATGATTCAATGCCTGTAGTAACAATAGGAAACTATTCAAGAAGAATACATATCTTTTCTAATAACTCAGATTTTGACAATTCAATCTCTGGTTATTTTTCAACATTTAGAGAAGATCTCTTACACAAGGGAAATAAAAAGACAGGAAAAGAAGAGTTATTAAATCTCGAAGATGATGAATCGATTATTGAGCGAAATTATTTCACACTATTTTACGGGAAAGAAAAAGAAATTCTTCTTTATCACAATTCTTCTTTGTATGGGAATATAAGAAATTTTGAAAGCTACCTTACAAATTTAACTAAAACAATATCTACCGATAAACAATTCCATCAAATCACAATGGCTGAAATCGGGGCTGAAGAATTTCTCAAAGATAACAGAAACACCCCCCTAACCCAAATAGAATATAAAATATCTCGCCCACGCAGCAAAAAACCAAGAGAGGATGAAGATCCTTGGGTTCAAGAGCAGTTTGATGAAATGAAAGGACTTGGGGTAAGTACACAAAAAGTTGTTCTTTATTCAAAAAATGGCTTATCGCCAAATACTTGGGAAAAAATAAAAATACTCCTTGGTCTTGATAGAACTAGAATGTTAAAAGTAACGCTTAAAGATATGGAGCAACCTATCGACCTTCTTCACAATGTACTGAAAGATAAGTTTTCAATTAACGCTCCATCTAGGGAGGAGGTTAATCCTAAGGAAATATTTTCAAAAATCTATGAGATGAAAGAGAAGCATAATGATATACTAAAAGAGTATCTTGATGATGGGGAGTAACTAAGGAGACAAAGTATGCATATCAAACATTGGAAAAAAATAGCACTTACTGCTAGTTTTGGTGTGCATTTTTATCTGTGGGGAAATGATACTTTTGCTGGCTTTACTCTTGATGAAATTCATGAATTGAGCAATAACCTATTTTCTATATCCGCAACACTAATAGGCTTTATTTTTGCGGTAATCGCCATTTTAGTGACAATTACTGAAAATCCACTCATAAAAAAAATGAGAAAAAATGGAATGTACTCCGAAATAATAGATCATCTTGGCTATCTGATAGCGGGGTTCAGTGCGACAATGCTACTTAGCTACACCTGCTTATTATTTTCAGGTAATAATGTATATTATTTATTAATCTGTACCTCCTTTATCTTTATGTATAGCATGATTATGCTAATTACCGATATGTTCATAAGGCTAAAATTGACATTTCGCAATCTTGCATAGCAAACCATTTTACCTTGAAATCACTACCTAACGATTAAACCGCCCTCAGGCGGTTTTCTTTTGCCCGCAATTCCTACCGCACTTTATTTTGTTCACTGAACAAGTTCATTTGTTCAATTTTGCCATTTCTCCTCAATTTTGTGCTAAACACCGACCGCACTTTTAAAATCACACTCTCATCTACTCTCTTTTTTTGTGATCTAGATCACAAGTTCAGAAAAATATCTCACACAAACAGCAATAAAAACAACCATTTACTAAACAACAAAAGAAATTACTTAAATTTTTACAAATAAATACTTTACTTATTGTTTAGCTTTTACTAAACTACACCCATCAAAACGAGATACACAAACAAGGAGCCTAAAAATGACAAATCTTCAAAACTTTAAAAAACAGCTTAACTCAGTCGCACCGATTGAGTGCGATTTAAAAGTTGGCGACCGAGTTATTTATAAAAACGACTTTGGAATCAAATTCGGGCCGTTTGAAGTCATTGGGTTTGAAAAGAAAGAAGATATTTCAGGCGGAAGATTTGTTTACTTAAACAGCGATAGTTACTGGTTCCCAGTAAAAGCGGAACAACTAACAAAACAATAAGAATCTTTACTAAGCCCTTTTGGTGAGGGCTTGAATAAAAATTTTAATTGCTCTTTAACAAATCGAATCACCCACGAACCAACATCAACATTGGGAATAATGCGTAGCTTGAACGCGTGGGGCTGAGGCAATCAAGACAACGCCATTTTTAACCGCACTTTTCTCTTAATGCAGCCGAAATCGATTTGACGGCGACAGCGTTGCGGAATCTGACAAATTAAGCGCATTATCACATTAAAGCGCGGTTAAAAATGGTACACAAACAAGGACCAACTATGGCAACTATCATCGTAAAGCGTGATGCAGGTTCACGCAAATTCACCGAAAAAGGCGAAATCTTACAACGCGGTAAAGCGGGCAGATTAGAAAGAATGTTCGATAAACAACGTCGCATTAATGCCGCGTTTGAAAAAATGGTAGAAAAAGAAAGTACGGTGGACCGCGCAATTAAATTTGCAGCCAACCGCCAAAAAGAACAACTTATCGACATCGCCAACTACCACTACTACAAAGGTAAACCTGCTGACACAAACACCGTGCGCGCAGTGCAGAAGCGCAGACTGGGTGTGAGAGAATTAATACGATAACCTCAGATGAGCCTTACAAGCATAAAGAAAGGCACCCTATTCTAGACAAAAATTTCGTGATTAGCGGCTTTTAGTCGCCAATACCACTGATTATTTACACCTTTAAATATTTGAAAATACATATAGGTAATTCCTTATGCAAGATGAAATGAAACGCTATGCGATTTCTTATAACTTTAAAGGTTCCAAATGGGCTGCAGAAATTTATGCTCACTCCTTTGAAGAAGCAAAAGAAAAAGTCAAAGCAATGTCCCAAGCAACCGTAGATGGCGTAATCCATCATTCTATTTATATTCCGGTTAAGGAAAAATCATGGCTTGCAAGGTTAATTGTTAGTATAGTCAAAAAATTCACTTAAGTAAGTGATAATCATCACAATTTTAGACAATTTGGATAAAAACACACTCGTGAAATGCCATTTGTGAAAATCGCCAGTTGCAGATTAAAAGCCCTGCACCAATGAGTGTGAGATATTGCGGTAATGAGAAACGAAGCCAGTCGGTGGGAAAAGCTAAACGCAATATCACATTTCAAAACACATTTGCTAGTACAGAGACACAACGGCATGTGAAACCGTTGCGAATGATAGATGAAGTGTGTTTTGAAATGGTAACAATAAAACAAACGAGGTTAAAAATGGAAGAAAAACAAGAAAACAGCCTATCTGATAAAGATAAAAATCTAATCAAACAGGCTGTATTAGAAAGTGCGGCTAAAAATACAAGTTTAACGCCGCTTGAATTGGCTGAATCATTATGTAAAGCCTTTATTTTGATTCAGGCTGATACATGCTCAAAAGACGAATAACATCGGTGTTTTCATCTAAGCTTTCCAGCTCTGCTGATAAAGTTCTGATGAATGCGCCAAGCTCTTTAGCATTGTATTCGCTAAACTCTGTCATTTGACTACTCTGCGTTTGTGTTGGAGTCCCTAAAATGTCCCTAGTAAGCATTAATGCGAGAGTATCAGCTTTTGATTTTTTCATTGGTTTTATCCTTAGTTTGTGTTGTGAGAGTCTAAATTATATTCCTTAGTGTTGTGAGAGACAATAAGGGCTTGAGCCTTACAAGCATAAAGAAAGGCACCCTATTCTAGACAAAATCAGCTCAGACTGATTGCACTACTCCACTGACCGCTCGAAAGGGCGGTTTTTTTTATCTAACTTTCTTCCTTTGGAATCATAGCAGGAAGCGTGAAAGCATAAATGAGGAATAATCGAGTAAATAACCGAATATCCTCTAAATCTTGAGGAGAAAATTCAAGTAACGCATGCGAAGCACCATTCCCTAACGTACGGATACGATGTGCAAAATCTTTCATACTTGGCGATAATTTCCCCTGATCTGCAAGTTGATTAATTCGCTGATTAAGGTTTTTATCTTGTGGGTTATTGTCCAATTTTGATAAAGCAAGTTCAATAATCGCACGGTATGAACTGCCAGCTTGTTTGATAAACTTGTTTTCTTCAACCAAGCCATACAAATCTTCCGCTTCCACAAAGGCATGTTCTAAATCACGCGGTAAATATTCTGGAATTTCAGGTTTTGCTGGCTGCGGATAAAAAACAAATTCACGACGCGGCAAAATTTCCTCAAGTGAATATTTTTCACCATGATGTTTTTCTAAGATGTGCTGAATGCGCTCAGATTCTGACTGCCCATATCCTAGATCGCCCCTAAATCGGGAGGTTTTAACATTGGTAACAATTCCGCCACCACAATTATTACAGGTGCCAAGAATGGCGATAACATCATAGCCAGCATGACGTTGTTCACGTTTTCCAAAATCGCCCACTTCAAAGGCTACATTCTTTTTCTTGCAGTATGGACAATCATGACTAAAGGTAATCATATGAACCTCAATAAATATATTTTAAAAATAGATCAGGATTTGAATTCGCCTGATGCATTATTACTTCTCAATACCCATTATAAACAGCTGAACGCACAAGAAAAAGAATTGTTTATTCTCGCATTAATGGGAAAAGTGATTGAATTGAAAACAATGATAGAGGCAGATAAATACCGTTAAACATTTGACACCGCCCCCACTTCGGATTATCATACCCCCACTTTCAACAGAAAGTCGGGAATTGGCGTTCCTGAATAGAGTGGTGCGGTTAGAAAGACAGTCGCACAATGCGGCTTTTTTTATAGCTGAAAATCAGTAAATCAAACATTTCAAAGGTAGTGGCAATTTGCCCCACCCTTTTGAAAGTTGTCAATGATGGACTGTTTGAGGGATCGAAAGATCGCCGTTTACACCGCTCTACGGTACGCCAACCTTGAACAGTTCATCACCAGTAATTGGCGTTGCTTGTGATGAGTTTTAAAACTTACTTGAGCGGAGTCAAAAATGACAACTTTAACTTTTCAAACTACTTCCCTTTCAGTTATCAACCAACACAACCAAACTTTTATCTCAGCAAGAGATCTAGGCTTGGCATTAACTTATAAAAACCCAACAAGCGATATTATGCGGATCTACGACCGCAACGCAGACGAATTCACTGCAGAAATGACCGCACTTGTGGAAATGCAAACCGCAGGCGGACTACAAAAAGTGCGTATCTTCTCGCTTCGTGGTGCACACCTGATTGCCATGTTCGCCCGCACCAAAGTCGCCAAAGACTTCCGCAAATGGGTACTTGATGTTTTAGATGAAGAAGTCAAAAAATCGACCGCACTTTTACCAAACACAATTACACCAGAGCAACAACAAGCAATTCAATCTGCGGTGCAACAAGCGCACCACAGAACAGGCTTACACTGGCAAGAGATTTACCGCCAATTAAAAGCCATGTTCCACATTGCCAAATACGACCAGTTACCACAAGACCAATACGGCAATGCAATGGCGTTCATTATGAACTTACAGCCTATTGCTCTTCCAGCAGTTGAAGAGAAATTCACCTGTGAATTTATAGAACATGACCTACAACAGCTCGTTTGGGCGTGGTTTGCTTTATTGCGTGGCACGGAACTTTGCCAAGTACTTCACCCAGCATTAAAACAAATTGGTTCGCACTACGCTGCTTCCGTTTATAGCATGGCTTACGAATATCGCAGCACTCTCCGTCATGCCCATAACGTATTGACACGCATTACAGAGCAATTTGAATGCGAGCAAGGAAATAACTGGCGCGTATTAAAATATCTTCGCGCCTACGATCCTAAAAAAACGGGTTTTCAATTAGAAATTCTATAAAACAGCAAAAAATCCGACCGCACTTTTGAAAAATCGTGTGGCGGATTATTACACCCAAAATTCAACAAATCGACTAAAAAGGAAACAAAAATGAAAACCGAATTATTCAACGATCACTTCCAAAACTACAAACGCTACCACATCCCAAAAGCGCAGCTAGTCATCGCCGACATTCCCTACAATCTCGGTAATAATGCTTACGCTTCAAACCCTGAATGGTATGTAAACGGCGATAACAAAAACGGCGAAAGCGACAAAGCCAACAGTAGTTTTTTTGATACAGATAAAGATTTCCGCATTGCCGAATTTATGCATTTTTGTTCAAAAATGCTCATCAAAGAACCGAAAGAACGCGGCAAAGCCCCTTGTATGATTGTGTTCTGCGCTTTCCAGCAAATCTCAATGGTGATTGATTACGCCAAGCAGCACGGCTTTAAAAATCACATCCCTTTGGTGTTTATTAAATCATCATCACCACAGGTGCTCAAAGCGAATATGAAAGTCGTCGGCGCAACAGAATATGCCTTGATTTTATACCGCGATAAACTGCCGAAATTTAACAACAACGGCAAAATGATTAAAAACTGGTTCGAATGGGAAAAGGACAACCGCAAGGAAATCCCTAAACTGCACCCGACACAAAAGCCCATTGCCGTGTTAAAACGCCTCATCGAAATCTTTACCGATGAGGGCGATGTAGTGATTGATCCAGTTGCTGGCAGTGCATCCACGCTACGCGCCGCACGAGAGCTTAACCGCCCGTCCTATGGCTTTGAAATCAAAAAAGACAGCTGCAAAATCGCAAAAGAAAAAATGCTTAATATCTAACAAGGAGCCCCAAATGAAACACTCGAAAACCCCATTACGCCAAGAAAAACAAAGCTTCACGCACTTTATGAAAGGCAGTGAAAAATGGCTAAACAGAATCTGCTATTTTCTCGCCGCCTTGATTATTGCCCTGATTGTAGGCGGGATTAGCCTACACGCCAACGCCAACCCCACCGATTGGCACGATAACGAATTAAGCCAACAAATCCAACAAGAAGCCCGATGTGAACTGAAAGGGGGCATATATGAAAACGGCGTATGTTTACCGCCCAATCTTACACTGG